GAAACAATAATGGCTAATGAAATAATGGCTAAACAACAAGGATCAGTTGCTTTATTTGGCGACGATCTATCCAAAGGTTTTGAGAACATGACGCAAGAAGATATGGCGTTACCGTTTGTCAGAATCTTAGGACAACTATCGCCGCAGGTAACTGATGGCGATGGAAAGTATATAGAAGGTGCTAAACCAGGCATGATCTATAATACTGTTACCAGCGAGCTTTTCGATGGTAAAAAAGGTATCAAGGCTATTCCTTGTTACTATAAGAAAGATTATCCAGAATGGTCGGATAGAGGGGATGGCCCAGGAGCACCTGTGGCAGTTCATCTACCAAACAGTCCGGTAATCGCAACAGGTAAGAGAGATGGATCTAAAATTAGATTACCAAATGGTAACTATTTAGAAGAAACAGCTTCTTACTATGTTTTGGTTGAAACAAAAAATGGAGGAATGACACCCGCGTTGATTACTATGAAATCTACGCAGCTTAACGTTAGTAAAAAATGGAATTCTATGATGAAAACCATACAAATAGCTGATGGTAAGGGTGGATTTGCTATCCCTCCTATGCATGGGGTTGTGTATAACCTATCTTCCGTACTACAAAAGAACGACAAAGGTTCTTGGTATGGTTGGTCTGTTACACAGGACAGAATCATGGGACAAGCTGATAAGACTTTGTATTTAAGTGCAAAGGATTTTAATAGTAGTGTCTCTAAAGGAAACGTGCAAACAAAAGCAGATGTGGAAGAGAAAGCTAAAGATAATACTCCGTATTAAATTTAGTTTGAAGGGGATCACAAGATCCCCTTTACAAAGAAATGAGAATGTAATATATGGATAAGTTCAAACAAATTTTTAGCGGATTAACAATAGCATATGGACAATATCAGCCCGGTGACAGAGGAGAGAATGGTAAACAACAAGGTAAGGCCTTTATTGTTCGTAAAACCGTCACCGACGAACTTTGGACCAATCATCTTAAAGGAAAAGGAGCAGCCCTTGGCATTATCCCTATCACAGAAAATAATGATTGCAGGTGGGGTTGCATTGATATTGATGAATACGACCTTGATCACACTAGCCTCATTAAAAGTATTAGGAATCTTAAACTCCCATTAGTAGTCTGCCGATCTAAATCTGGTGGAGCACACGTCTTTTTATTTACTAAAGAAAATATAGCTGCATCTTTAATGCAATCAAAATTAAAAAAAATGGCAATAGTTTTAGGCTATGAAGGTTCAGAAATATTTCCTAAACAAACAGAAATACTAGTGGAACGTGGTGACACTGGTAATTTTTTAAACTTACCTTACCACAATCAAATGAAAGGACTACGTTATGCTATCAACGATAATGGCGCCGGTTGTACACTTGAAGAATTTTATAAGCTCTATGATGAGTTTTCTTTACGAAAAGAAGAGGTGGAACAAATTAAAACGGAAGAGAAAAAAATAGAAGAAGCTTTCCCTGGAGGACCCCCTTGCTTAAACAAATTGGCAACAATAGGTTTTGGTGAGGGTTCCAGAAATAATGCATTATTTAATATTGCCGTTTATTATAAACAATCTAATCCTGATACCTGGGAAGATAAAATTGTAGAAGCTAATTTAAAACATATGAATCCCGCTCTAAGTAATAGTGAAGTTCAACAATTAATTAAATCGGTTAACAGAAAAGGTTATGATAAGTATAGATGTAAAGATGCCCCTATTAATGCTGTCTGTCAAGCAGGTTTATGTAGGACTAAAAGATTCGGTGTGGGTTTTGGGGAAGAAGAAATGCCGTTACTTGGGAGTTTAACTAAGTATAGATCAACACCTCCCCAATGGTTTTTAGATGTGGATAAAACTAGAATAGAATTAAAATCAGAACAACTTTATAATCCGGGTATGTTTGCTTTAGCTTGTTTAGACCAAGCCAATAAAATTGTACCTGTACCTAAACCTAGAGATTGGAAACAACATTTTTTAAAACCAATGATGGGGAACTTACAAGAAGTAGAACCATTAGAATCTTTAGATCCTATTAATGAACTTACAGGACTTCTACAAGATTGGACTACCAATAGACAATCCGCTAGAACTTTAGATGATGTTTTTAACAAACTTCCTTTTACAGATAAAGAATTTACTTATTTTAGAATGGAAGACTTTTATTCCTTTTGTAAAAAGAATAATTGGGAAATGGACAAAACTAAAACAGGAAATTTAATTAAAAGATTAGAAGATATATTTATAGAGGAAACAAGAATGACAATTAAGAAACAACAACCAAGATTAATTAAAATTAATACAATGAAAAAAATAGAAGCTTCTGTTTCAAAAGTTGAATACCAACAGGAAGATTTTTAATGAGAATAGACGCTTACATGGATTTATTAACTATAACATTTTGGACTGCTCTATATATTTGGAGTACATTTTTATGACTTCTAAAATAGGAATTAATTGGCATTTAAGATTTAGAGAAGAAATTAAATATCTTAAAGAAGAGTTAGAACTAACCCAAATATGGTTAGATAGAGCAGAAAAACAATTGGAAAAATATGAAAACAATAATACTAGGACCACCGGGAACGGGAAAAACAACAACGTTATTAGACTTAGTCGACGAGTTCATCCAACAAGGGATAAGACCTAAGCAAATCGGTTACTTTTCTTTTACTAAGAAAGCTGCGAAGGAAGCAGCAGAGAGAGCTGCGGAAAAATTTAACTTAGATATAGAAAATGATCTATCCAATTTTAGAACATTACACTCATTGGCTTTTAGAAATTTAGGAATGACTAAAGAGAAAATGATGAAGACAGAAGACTATAAAGAATTTGGAGAGAAATGTGGGATCCCTATTAAAACAGCAAGTTATTCATCTGAAGATGGTACATTTAATTCTGATAATGAATACTTAACAATTATTAATACAGCTAGGGTTAAAAGAATAGATCTTTTAGAATACTACGACTCCAGACAAAATATATTAGATATAGAGAGGAATACTTTATTTTTATTATCTGAAGAATTAAAAAAATTTAAAAAACAAAAAGGTTTAAAAGATTTTACAGACTTATTAGAAGATTTTATAGCGGAGAAAGTTAAACCGGGGTTTGAAGTATTATTTATAGATGAGGCTCAAGACTTGTCTTTATTACAATGGGATATGGTTAGAAGTATTTGGGCTAATGCTAAGAAAACTTATATTGCAGGAGATGATGATCAAGCTATTTTTAAATGGGCTGGAGCCGATGTAGATCACTTCATAGCTTTAAAAGAAGAAGTTAATGACATTAAAGTATTGGATCAATCTTACCGTATACCTGGTGGTCCTATTCATGAATTATCTCAAAGAATAATAAACAAAGTACAGAACAGATTTAAAAAAGAATATAAACCTAGAGATGAGATTGGTATTTTAAAAAGATATTCTGACATTACTCAGGTCGATATGGGTGAGGGAAATTGGTTAGTGTTGTCTTCAGCAAATTATTTTTTAGATGACGCTAAAGATTTATGTGAAATTCAAGGTTGGTATTATCAATATAAAGGCATGAACTCAGTTAGTTTAAAACTTTTACTGGCCTTAAATAATTGGGAAGCTTGGCGTAAAGGTGCGTTCTTAAATCATTTAGAAATTAAAAATATCTATGAGTATCTCGGTGCAAATGTTTTAGTGGGCTTTCAGAAGGGTAAAACTTTAAATTCGGATGCGAAGTATACACTAAAAGAATGCCAAGCGCAATATGGATTAACAACAGATAAAGTTTGGTACGATTCTTTTGAGGGCTTAGATAACATGACGGAAACCTACATTCGTAACATGAGGGCGAATGGAGAAGCTATAAATAAAAATCCTCGTATAAAAATGTCAACCATACATGGAGCAAAAGGAGGAGAAGCCGATAAAGTTTTATTACTCCAGGACATAACAGGTGCAGCTATCGAAACGTTTAGTCATGACCCAGATGAATTACATAGATTATTTTATACTGGAGCGACGAGAGCGAAGCGTGAATTGCATGTGTTAGATCCTAAAAACTTTGATCGGGCTTATATAATATGAGAAAAATAATATTACAAAAAGAAAAAGGAAATACATTTTTTGTGGAATATAAAATAAATGGAGGAATAGTTACCTACGGAGGAAACACACAAGAAATAAAAAAAGTATTGGATGAAGATATTGGAAAAAATAAATATATATTAATTTATGGATAGTGAACCAGATTATATTGAAGATTTAGTCTTGATAACTTTTTTTTCAATTTTAGCATACATAATAACGAAAGGATTAATATGAGAAAAATAAATAAAGTATATGAAGATCTAAAGAAAAAAGGAATCGTCAATAATAAAGTAAAGCTTGGTGATTTACAATCATTAACTAAACAAGTAGGAGGATCTCATTATATGTATTTTGATATTCAACCTGCGGAATTTATTAACGCGAATAAGTTGCTTTTTGCAGAAGGTTCGGTTATAAAATATGTTTGTAGGCACACTGAAAAAGGTGGAATAAAAGATATAGATAAAGCAATACATTATTTAGAAATGATAAAAGAGAGGGACTACACGTGAGAGGTATTCAATTTCCAATGTTTACTCCAGAAACGGAGTGGGTTATGCCGGATGGTTTAAGAGACTTTAAAGGCTGTAAAGAAATAGCAATAGATTTAGAAACAAATGATCCTGGTTTAATGACTTCAGGCTCGGGTAGTGTTGTCGGAAAAGGGCACATTGCTGGCGTTGCTATAGCCGTAGAGGGCTGGTCAGGCTATTTTCCTATCGGGCATGAGAACGGTGGAAATATGGATAAAAAATTAGTTTTAAATTGGTTACAAGAAATTTTAAACCAAGAATATACTACCTTTATATTTCACAATGCAATGTATGATGTCTGTTGGTTGAGACAAGCAGGGATTAAAATTAAAGGACACATTGTTGACACAATGATTGCAGCTTCATTGGTAAATGAAAATAGATTTAAATTTGATTTAAATTCATTAGCTAGAGAATATGTAGGAATAGGTAAGGATGAAAAGATTTTAAGAGAAGCAGCAAAAGATCATGGAGTAGATCCCAAGGCTGAGATGTGGAGAATGCCTGCAAGATTTGTAGGGGAATACGCCGAACGAGATGCGGAAGTTACACTTAAACTTTGGCAAAGATTAAGTGTAGAATTACATAGAGAAGAGTTAATGGATATATTTAATTTAGAAACTAAATTATTTCCTTGTCTAATTGATATGAGATTCAAAGGTGTTAGAGTTGATTTAGAACATGCAGAGAAACTTAAGAAAAATTTAATTATTAGGGAGAACAAAATTCTTAATAATATCAAGGAATTAGTCGGTTTTAATATAGAAATAAATGCAGCGAGAAGTATAGCAAAGGCCTTCGATAAATTAAAACTTCCATACGATAGAACTGAAAAAAGTAAGGAGCCAAGTTTTACTAAAAACTTTTTACAGAATCATCCGCATGCTTTACCCAAAGCAATTGCGGATGCTAGAGAAATAAATAAAGCTCGAACTACTTTTATAGATTCAATTACAAAACATTCTCATAAAGGCAGAATTCATGCAGATATAAATCAAATTAGATCCGATCAAGGTGGTACTGTGACCGGTAGATTCTCAATGAGAAATCCAAACTTACAGCAAATTCCAGCAAGGCATCCGGAGCTCGGACCGATGATTAGATCTATTTTTATTCCAGAAGAAAAATGTAAATGGGGATCGTTTGATTATTCACAACAAGAGCCGAGAATTTTAGTACACTATGCTAAATTACAAAATTTAGAAGGTGTAGATGAAATTGTTAATGCATATAATTCAGGCGATGCAGATTTCCACCAGGTAGTTGCAGATATGGCGGGTATAGAACGTAAGCAAGCCAAGACTATTAACTTAGGATTAATGTATGGAATGGGAAAAAATAAATTAATGTCAGAACTAGGTTTACAAAAAGAATCTGCT